GCCCCCTTGCGGGGGCTTCCTAAGCCTATTGTACAGTAAAAATGTACAATGGCGCGCAGCAATCTTGGCGTTAGCGAAGACGGCTGTTTTCTCCGTGCTCAATCGGGTCACCCCGATCGTACGGTTTTTTTTGAGCCAAGACCTGGTGCATCCTATGAAACCCAAAACAAGTTCTATCGTGACCTCGCTACCGACGGGGTATATTTATACACCTAACGGCGGAGCGCCATCAACGATAAGCTTGCTCGCACCCCTTCAAAAGGGGTTCATCTGGGAGTCACAAGGCTCTGATACACCAGATTTCCGTAAAACCTTTCGCAAGGGGCTCATGCTCCCTGCAAACAGCTACTCCACTACTAAACAAGCTTGCGACGTAAGCGTCTTTGACGTGAACGTTACCGGCCTGAATGGGGATACTATCACTAGTCTCCCCGATGGTGTAGCTGCTGGTTCCTACTTGGGCGTCCCGCAATGGGTTACCCAAAATGAAATAGATCTACTCTTCGAAGAACTTAAACCTAAGTTTGACCGTTACTTAGTCGAGGCCTCATCGGCTTTGGCTACACGGTACTTCGATCTTGGAACATTCCTAGCCGAACTGCGTAAAACAATTCGTGGTTTTAAAGGGCTGTTACAAAGAGTAATTGGAGCTATCCGTTCTATGATATTGCGCCACCATAACGCAATTTCTAGGATGGCTGATCTCTGGTTAGAGTGGAGATATGCCCTACGACCTATCGCCTACGACATCATCGCTTTTGTAAAAACGGTGAATGAAGGTCATCTTCTACCAAAACGGGAAGTTTACAAGGAACGGAAAGGGGAAACCCTGTCCGCAACTATTAAAACTCCTTTGGTGGTTGATAACTGGATTGGCGACATTACACTTGAGGGCTCTTTGTCTGCACGCGGTACCGCGGAGACACTTATCGAACCAACCCGGTTTCGTATCGCACCTTTCACGACTGCGTGGGAGTTAACTCCTTTTAGCTTTATCGTGGACTGGTTCTTTAACGTTGGAAACTCACTTGCGGCTCTTGAGTCGCAGGTTGAATTCCCAGATATGCAATTATCTAATGGTTATCAATTACAATTCACTCGAATTGCAAAAGTAAACTGGACGGATACCGCATACTGGACAGGAAATGGTTCAATCCAAAGTACTGTAATTGGCTATCAGCGGAAGCGCTGGCCGATCACATCGGTAAATACTACACCCTCCTTCAATCTTAATGTTGATGGGTTTAAACTGCTTGACCTCCTAGCAATCTTGCGAACGCTAATGTCGAACAGGACTCGTTGATATTAAAGTATTGTCCTCCAAACATTTGTGGTTGTTAACCACTCACTTGAAAGGTTTATACTTATGGCAGCATTAGCCACTGAACTACGCGAATTTTCCGACAACGGAAACTCTCGCACATACACGTCGCCAGGGCATACAAGCCTGCAGCCACGTCTCGTAATCCAGAAGCGTAAGATCGCAAATTCCTCTGCAATCGTTGCTGAAAATGATGTAAAAGTTGTTTTCGGTTTACTCGATAGCTTGGGTAATCCTTTGCCATCTAAAGTGACTTTTGAAGTTACAGTTCGTAGCCCCCTAATCGGGGTTGGTTCAGCTACTCATAGCGCCGCCCTTTCCTTGTTCAAGGAAATCGTCGCTTCCGATGAGTTTGCTGATACTCTTCTGAGTCAGAACTGGTTGATGTAATTGACCTCTTTGATTTAGAAACGAATTGAATCATCCGCAATGGAGATTATATAATGCATAATGCATATACTTCAAAGGTTAACGTATGGCAGGTTGCCAGCGCTTACCTCCACGACAGGAAGGGTACTCTTAGTACTGATCTCTTCAACAACCTTCTCGGCTCAATTCGAGCAAGAGATTCCGAAAAGATGCTCAACCTTCCGGTGAACACCTCGCTGCATAGTCAGCAAGAGTACATCACTATTTCCCAGTTAGCCGCGTTCTTCTCAAAGAACGATAGTTTTGCGGACTCGGAACGCTGTTTTAAAAATGCAGCGGACCGTTTCGCAGAAGCAGAATTAGCGTGTAAGCTTACGAATAAGCGTCTACGTTATTATGCGCGGCACACAGAACGTGATCGGTTTGCAGCTGTTAAGGCTGCAGTCCGGGGCGAACTGCGTCGGGTGATGGGAGATGTAGAACCGTTTTTAGATGCGCTTCCAGCGCTGGTTCGTGTTACTTCTGGATCAACGTCGGACTCCAAACGAGCGAAATCACTTCCTTACCTGAAAGTCAGGGGGACGGTGACTTGCACACCTGGAGCAGTCCAACTAGTCAATACTTTCGCATTGCACATGGGTGCGTTAGTTAAGTTGAGGATGACCGAAACGAACAGAATCGTTATGGTCGATAAAAACTCAAAAACATATCGAACGATTGCAGCTGAACCTCAAGGGAATTTACCCTTTCAGTTAGCTATAGATTCGTACCTTAAGACACGCTTAAAGCGGTTTTGGGGAGTGGATTTGAGTTCACAGGAGCGAAATAGACAACTGGCTTACGAGGGATCCATTAATGGCAATTACGCCACAATTGATCTTAAGATGGCCAGCGATATGTTATCGATTGCAGCAGTTGAGACGCTGTTCCCACGAAAATGGGTTCGGCTTCTACATTCGCTGCGTTCACCAGCATACAAAGGTGTGTTGGGCTATGGTGAGTACCAAAAGTTCTCATCAATGGGTAACGGTTACACGTTTGTACTTGAAACGGCACTCTTCGGAGCTGTCGCTAAGGTGCTTTCCGACAATTTCGCAGTCTATGGTGATGACATCATCGTGGATTCGGCTTGCGCCGATTCTGTTATCCGCGTTTTACGCCATCTAGGCTTTCAAGCTAACCAGGAGAAGACCTTTTTAACGGGTCCCTTCAGGGAAAGCTGTGGAGCCGACTTCTACAATGGAACGCCAGTGCGGCCGTTCTTTTTGCGGAAGGTGTCCAATCTCACAAAGACGGATGTTTGCCATGTGGTAAACGGTCTGTTTAAGATTGGCTCAGAAGGCGGGAAGGTTTGGGACCTTGCATTCCAATTTGCAAAGTCTATTGACGCTCCCCTTGTGCCGCAGGACGCGGCATCAACGGCTGGAATCCGTATTCCTACAGAGATAGCCCGTGCTCAAGGCCTGATAAAGGTCAAAGGCTGGGTCTCATTGTATAAAGGGTTTACGGAAACGTCAGTAACGGATCCGGTTCGCGAACTGCATGGCCTTAAAGCTATGTGGTTTTCGCTCTGGAAACTCGAATCGTCTAGACGTGATTCACCGCAAGTCAGCGGTGTAGTTGGGCCCGTTTCACTCATTAAGGTGAAGCGGACATACATCCCTTGGAGCCCCTTGGAAAGGGATCCTAAGGATGATACCCACTTGTATAGCCTTGCCACGTGGCTTGGCCTAGACAAGTAACAGATGGCCCCCCGCGAAAGCCGGGGGCCGTTGGGTTGGAAGGTTTAACCAACCTACCAGTTCG